GAACAAATATGTGCATTGGAAGAAATCAAATCATCCAACGAATTAAAAACAAAAATATGTTTTTCCAGTAAAGATATTGAAAACGTATATGAAGATATTAATGAAATATTTGATTTATTAGAACAATATCATATTGGACAGATTAAATGTGCAGAACCACAAAAATTAAATAAATAATACAAAAATTAAATTTAACAATTATGAAATACATTAAATTGACAAATGTTGAAGAAAATCATCCAGTAAAATATATAATTATTAAAAAGGATGATATTGAATTGGTTAAAGATTATGGATCACACCGTTTAGTAATTATTAAAACTGCTGCAGGAACAGATGAATGGGTTGTATCAGAAACTTTAGATGAAATTTATTTGATGCTTGAAGGTGAAGAAATTCTTCCAGGATTAAGCAAAAATAAAACTCCTCTTTACGATTAATAATGGATGAAACTAATCAAAATAATACAAATCAACTACAATCTCCACAGACAGTGGATGATATGTTGACTGAACAACGGGCAAAGTGGACAAAAGACATTGAAGAATTAAATGCTTCAATGTCATCACTTGTTAAAGTTGATGAACTGATGAATACCGTTTATGCAAAACGACAAGCTGCTGTTGATTATTATTATGCAATGAATAATGTTATCCTTAAACAATCAAAAGAATATAAAGCAACATATAATACAATGTTTAATAATATCAAAATCAATGGTTATAATGGAATGCGATTTACAACAGATCAATCTATTGCAAGACAGGTTGAAGTCGATTTGCAAGACAAAAAAGAACTAATTGATTTGCTAGTCAGTCAGAATGCATTTATAAAGGAAACTATTTCAACAATAGATAACATTATATATGCAATTAAAGATAAGATTAAGATCAAAGAAATGTTAAATGGAATGAAATTCTAAGAATATGAAAAATACATATACACAAGAAGAATTAGATCAAATTGTGCATGGTGCATATAAAGCATATGATCATATGTGTCAAAATATTGAAGAAAGTGTTAATGATACTTTAGAAATTGATTATGATGATTTTAATGATGAATCTAAAGAAGAATTAATCAACAACTTAAAAGATTATACATATCCATGGGTTGATTATAAAACACGAATGAATGCATTAAATTGGTTAAAAGAAAATAATTATATTACAGAATGATAATTAAAGCCCCAAATAGTATTGAAGGAAATACTGACAAATGGAAAGTATTTTTAGCCGGCCCAATTCAAGGCGCACCTAAATGGCAAAATGAACTGCCAGAGTTAGATAATGTTATATGGATTTCTCCTCGTAGAAATGATGGAGTTGAATTAAATGATCAAACCCATAAAGATCAAATGGAATGGGAAACACAAGCTTTACGTGTATCTAATATTATTTTATTTTGGATTCCGGAAGAAGTAGATCATATAAATGGGCGTTCATATGCGCAAACTACTAGATTTGAATTAGGAGAAAATCTTGCAAGAGGAAAACGAATTATTCTTGGAGTAAATGATAATTTTCCAGGTAGAGAGTATTTTGAATATAAAGCAAGAAAATATGATAATGTAATTTATGATCGGACAGTATATCATACATTAGATGAATGTATAGGTGCATTAAAAACATATATTAACAACTGTGAAAATACACCACGAACATATACTATTTCTAATATTAATTTTGATGAAAATCCATTTATATATAATAATTGTGCAGATGAATATTTTGAATTGCCAGATTGGAAGAAAATTGAAAAATGGAATTCAATGGTAAATCCATGTGATACAGTAATTCACAGTGGAGAATTTGGAAATAGGTGGGCGTGCAAGTATTTAACCGGAAAGATAGAAATAATGGATTTTCATAGTTCACATGAATTAAAGATTTAATTTGTAAAAAAACTATTTACAATGTTGCTATTAAAATATTTAATAGTAACATTTTTTATTTTATGCAACAAATAGAAATAAAAATTCCGCAAATTCAATGGTTTAATAATGGAGAAAAAACCAATGAAGAATTAGACAAATTATCTTTATAGAGATTCAATATTAAGAATTTCAAATCAGTTGATGACTATAAAGATATGAAAAATTTTTATGTTTTTAAAGTTTTGGATTTAGATGAAAAGTCTGAAACCGGATATTATGGAATGTGCATTAATAAAGAATATGCAAAAAAAGTTCAAGAGATATTAAAAAATAAAAAATAATAATATGGAAAACGAAAAAAATTTAATAGACAATAGGCCATCTATGCCATCTAATATTTCTAATGGCAGTGTAGAATCTCAACCATATGCGCCAGAGATGGTTAATCATCCTTCTCATTATAATAATTATAATATTGAAGTTATTGATATGATGGAAAAAATTTGGGGAACAGCATATGTTCTAATTTTTTGTCAATTAAATGCATTTAAATATAGAATGCGAATGGGAACAAAACCAGGTGGAAGTCTTGAAGAAGATTTAAGAAAAGAGCAATGGTATCTTCAAAAGGCTGCTGAACTTAAAGAAAAATTAAAGCAACAAAATAAAAATTAATCAAAACTATTATGACAAAAGAAGAATTATTAAAACGAGCAAAAGAAGTTATTGAATATTATACTATACAAGGTTGGGGAAACTGGCTTAATTATCATGCTTCAGGTTGTGATATGCTTCGTATTGAAGATTTAGAAAACAATGAAAATATGGTAAATTTTTTAGTAGATCTTATCAATATTATGGAAAAATATGATATTAGCTATAGTGGTGTTAATGGTATGTGGTGTAATTTTAAAACATATATAAATGATGATAATGCCATTAGAGTTGGAGTATCAAATTTATATTATTTCTTTCTAACACAAGAAGAAATGGATAAACATATTGAAGAAGCAAAAGAAAATGCATATCAAAAAATGCTTAATAAACGTGTAAAATTTTTATTGCCTGATAATTTAAAACACAAACAATCTGAAGAAATAGAGGGTGTGGGTTTTGTATATAGTGATGCAGATGAAGGTGATTGTGAAATAGAATATGATAAATTTCATGCAGAATTTACAGCAGATATTGAAACATTAGTAGAATTAAATCATATAGAAACGTTTACTGATGAAAATGATATAAAAAATAAAATATGTGAAAAAATTGCAAATACAATATATCATAGTACATTTTATCAAATAGAAGTAAAAGATAATACAGATCTTATAAATAAACTTCAATTAAAAGAATTAGAATTAGAAACAGATTCTACTACAACTGGTATTAAGGCATATTCAGTATCAATTAAAAATGTTTTATTTAAAATAGAATATTATAATGATGATACACAAGAATATTCTTTAAATGATAAAATTATTAGACTTTGTGAAATAGTTAATGATGATGCGGAAATTAATATTACACATATTGAAAATATTGAACCAAAAACTAATACCGAAGAATAATTGTTATTTAAAAATAAAAAATAATTTAACAGAATAAAGAAATGAGTTTTTAGAGTAAAACCGGAAATGTGAAAAGTTTGGGTTTGGGAATTGTCGCATTTGAGGGGACAGAACACCTTGCTAGTATAATCAGTGAATTTAGAGATATTGTAGATTATGTCGTTATTGGTTTATAGAGAAAATCATATCATGGTGATCCCATTGCGCCAGTTGATTTGAATGAGATATTCAGATTGAAAGACGAAGATCATTTAGTTGATAGTGTTCTTGAAGTTGTTTTAGATAGTTCAAAAGAACCACGTATCCAAGAGACAGATAAGAGAAATATGTTAATTCAAGATATTGAAGATCATGGTTGTTCTCATGCAATTATTATTGATTCTGATGAATATTATTCTCATAACAGCATATTGAAAGCCGTTCAAGAAATTAATGAGCATAATTATGAAATAACATATTGCCAATATATTAATTATTATGCAGATTATAATCATTTCTTAGTATATCCATTTAAAGATGGAATGTATGTTCCATTTATAACAAAGACAAAGTATCGTCATAGTTTTGATTGCACTGATTTTCCAATGCCCTCAGATCCAACTAGACGATTTGTCCGTCCATATGATAGAGAAGATATTATTACACTTCCAAATGGGCAAAAAAGAAAACAAAAGCATTTCACAGTTGATTACTATATTTTTCCATGGAATGTTGTTAAGATGCACCACCTATCTTGGTTGCGTGCTGATATGAGGAAAAAAGTTAATAACTGGTCTTCTAAAACATGTTTTGAAAATTATAATGATTTGATTGACAAAGCAATAGATGTTTATGAGCACTTTGATCATGATTCAAAAGAAGAACAAAAAGCATCTTTATTGTTTAATACTCCAAATCATGAGGTTTTTGTGCATGCATTTCCACGTCAATATATTCATCCAAAATATGATTACTTGACAAGATTACGTCCAGCAAGAAGTGAAAAGAAAATCGCTATTATGAATCTATCAACAACTAATAGTAAAATTGGATTATTTGAAAAACTTGAAGAATGCGGGCGAAATACATGGGCAAAAGATGTTCTCGATGGAAAATACCCAAATATTGATTATTGGGGAGTTATTGATTGTCATGAAGATTCTCACATTGATGAAGAAAAACACATGATATATGTCAAAAATGATTATTCAAAAGATAATATTCAACAATTATTAGATAGATGGGTTGAAGCTTGCGAATTATTAACTAAATATAAATCATATGATTATATTCTGAGAACAAATACTTCAACTTGGGTTAATGTTGAATTTATTAATGAGATGCTTGCATATCAAACAGATAATTCAAAAATCTTTACCCATAAATTCTATTCAGCATTCTGGTCTACATTTAATGTTTATTGTTCTGGAGCAGCAATGATTTGGCCAACTAGAAATATTCCAATTCTTAGAGATTTAATTAAACACACATCTGACAAAATATTAAATCTTGCATTAGATGATGTTATGATGTCGGCATTATGGAGACAAAGAGCTGAAAAACTTGAATTAACAGATCCGAATAATTGTTGGACATCACTTGAAGGATATTGTTTAGCAGACAAATATAATGATATTGATTGGAATAATGTAAATATTCAAGTTCCAATGATTCAAATTAAAACCTTTGCGAATACTGAAGAAGAAAAGAATAATGATGCATATCGTTTAGAAAGTGATACTCAAAAAATGACAGAATTAGATGCAAAATATAGGCAATGGAGGAATTCAATTTCTGATTCAGTGTTTAAAACTTTTGTTGAAACATATATGAAAATTAATATCAATAAAACTATTGGAATTAATAGATATTCAAAGCAAGAATGGCAAAAAGGAAATTTAACTTTTGAGCAAAAAACAAAAGAAACTTTATATAATTGGAAACCATATAATCAAGAAACAATTGAATGGTTGGAAAATAGAGCTAAAGAATGTGGATATAACCATCCATATTATTGGAAAAATAAAGAGAAGAAATGAATCTTCTCTTTATTTTTATAAATTTACTACTGGATGAATATTTAATCCTCTTCCTCTATAATCTATATCTATATATGCTGGCTGACTAAAATCCCTGTCAAAATGCAAGAAATATGCTTTATGATAATCTACTATATCATCTTGGCCAAATGCATTTGTTGATGTCCATATTCCGCCGGCAATTCTTTTATCTTCTGTATGTTCACCAGTCATATATCCTGCGGCCGGAAAAAATAAACTATTTCCATTTATTTTGCTTATGAATAATATACCGTTTAATCCCTTTATTGGTTTTCCTTTAAATTTAAAATTAGTAATCCATTTGTTATTTGTATACTTTAATAATTCTTCACACTGTTCTTTGGTTGGAATATGGAATTTAAAATTATAAAGTTTTTTGTTCTAATATGCAACATCATCCTCAGGAAGAAGTTGTGTTAATTCGTCTTTTTTACAATATTTAGTTAAAATACGATTACTGCCATCACAAAAAGCTAAAGTGTCTAACGAATAATCATTTTTAACTTTAGTTTCTCCCCATGAATAATAATTCCCATAAAAATCAGATGTCTATGGGTCTGGATCTAATTCTGAATATGCTTCAAGATTATACTTGCACCATAAAGTTCCAGAAGGCAAACCTAAATCCACAACTTCCTTCATCAAATCTAAATATTCTTTAGTTCCACCTTGATATTTAACTTTACTATTAACTTGACCTTGAATACTATCATCTTCAAAATCATCTAATGCAAATTTAATACCTCTATTAACAGCTTCTAATATTTGTTTATTTAAGTTTTTCATACCATTTTTAAATCAGGTATCTGAATTGATTCTTCTATTTCTCCATTTTTAATTTTTTCTTCCCATTCTTTATGTTCCTATTCTCTTCTTTTTTCTAAATTATCTTTAATAGGTTGCATTTGAACATAATATTCATCTAAAGTTTCAATAAAATGAAAAGTGGTTTTACTTGAGCCTAACACCATTTTTTCTTCTTCTAAATCAATAAAACTATATGATCTCCCAGAATCACAATCACATACACTATTAACATATAATGGTTTTATTGTTTGTACAAAAGTTTTAAAATCTTTAAGTGAATTTTTGATTTTAATTAATTTTTCATTTAAGTATTTTCCTTTTTCATCACTTATTTTATAAAACCAATATAATGGGCTATATTCATTATTAATAAAATTGTGTAATGCATTTTCATTTCCATTTGAATATCCTTTTTTGCCATCATAATTTTCAGTTAATAATTCATAGCATTTAAGAAAAAAATCTTTTAATGAATAAAAATATTCAACTAAATTTAATGATTCATCATTATAATCAATTTCAACTAAATTGTTAGTGTTAACAAAATAAAAATATTTTTCTAAATCATAATTTAGCGGATTTTTATGATCATCAAACCCAATCTAATATATTTTGATTATATCTTCTTTAGAAGGGTTTTTAATGATAAAAACATTATCTTGTTCCATATGATCATATAAAATAATTAAGTTGGTTTTACACACCTATTGTTCAGAAGCATCCCATGGAATAAGGCTTTCATTTATAATCATAATATTAAAATTATTTTTCAATATATTTATTAAAACAATAAAACTTTATAAAATTTTTGTCTATAATAATTGAATTTAAATAATTATTTATGACAAGAAAGAAATCTGAAAATACTGAAGAGGTTAAAAAACCAAAGGCAATTAGTCCATTTGATATTATTAAAATGATGTTTACTGATGTTGCATCATTTAATAACTTGTCAAATTTAATATTGTCTAAAAATTTCTTTATGATTAATAGAATCTTTTCTATTATGTTCCCTATGCAGGCGCAATGTTTTAATAATCTTGATATTAATCAAGCTGAAGTTATTAGAGCATGGCAAAGATTTGCAACTGCTAAATTAGGTTATGGAAGAGTTCCAGGTTTTGTTTATACTAAAGGTGCAAAAGCATCACAAGAACAAAACAAAACTGATGATATATCTAAAGAAGATAAAGAAGCATATTGCAAACATTATCAAATATCATTAAAAGATTTTGATGATATGCTTTATTTTATGCATGATATTGCATTAGATCATTTTAATAATTATGTGAAAATTAATTCACAATCTGAACAAAATAAAATATTTGTAAAAACTAAATGAAATAAGTATGAATAAAGTAATTCAAGGGTTTGTTATATATCAAAAAGGAAATGATACATATATGGTTGATAGTTTGCATTATCCATTTACTTATGTTCATTTTGAAAATGGAAAAATGGTGTATCCAATATTAAGTTTGACTCATGCAGAACAATTAGAAAAATTAAATAGTAAATATTCAATATGAATACACAAGCTAATAAAATAAATATGAATAAAAAATCAGCAGACACATACAGCACTTTTAAAGGTGGCTATGATGGATTTAATTTTTATAATATAGATGGAAATCGTTCATGTTCATATTGGTCATATACTTTTATGTGGGGCCATTTAAGATTTGTATATGGTTGTCCAAATTATAAAATAAAAGACAATTGGCAGACTATTAGTTTACATGCTAGAAATCTTAAATTATTTGGTATAGATATTATACCATTAAGCACTGACTCTAAATTTAAACATTGGATATTTAATATGGCTAATTTTAATTGGCATTTTGCATATAATAAAAAATTCCCATTTATAAAAATTGGATTTAAAAATATAGAAAATTTATTTATTGAACTATGA